CATGAGCATGTGACCGGCACTGGCACATGTGCAGTCCCCAACCGAGTCATTGGCCAGCATGTTCCAAAACGCTACCTTCGTGCCCCAATCGCAAACGGGCGGGGGCGTTGGTAACTGTGGCAGGTACTTCGCAAGTTTGAGGGTTCGGGGGTCATGCCGAACTGGTTGTTTTCCGAGTTTCATTTTTCGCTCACAATTTTAGTAAATCTTCTCGTTCGCCAAAGAACATATCCAGATCGCATTTGCCTTGAATTCCAGGGCATCCACCAGATTCAGTGTATTGCCAGAACTTCGCGGTAGAAAAGTCGGCAGGCATCTTTGTAGCATAGCAAGCTACCCACCAATTATACTGCTTGATCGGGAACCTTCGCAACCTGTCATTTGCGAACGAAGGCGAGAAGTACAATAACGGATACTTGCCAATGTTAATCTTGCAGAATGTCATAAAAACACCGATTTCGTCAGCACATTCTTGCGGTGTTAATGCGTTCCAACCGTCTCCTTCGCAATCCAAAGCAAGTAACATATCGGGCTTTGCGTATTCTGCAAAAAAGTCTGCCTGATCTCGCCCGTTTTGAGTAGGATTTAAGAAATGATATGCTCCTGGAACGATCCCGTTATCTCTACAACCTTGAATATTCGTCTGGAACGTGTGGTCAATCATACCCATTCCTTGAGTGGCCTTGCAAAACGCAAACGATGTTTTTACTTTCGGCCAATCAATTTTACCGTTCCAGTGAGAAACGTCGATGCCGCCAATCATCTCCACTCCTTATCCGTAACCATCTTCCAAAACTCCACTTCTTTGTGAAACATGGCATCAATAAACTTTTCGTCGCGAACAACGAGACGTTTCTTGTCTTTGAGTTCGTTAAACTCGTCAATCAAACCGTAAATCTCGGTCATGTCTTCGGCATCAGAAACCATCATTTGATGCTGAAATTGAGCGTAATGGTGAGGCGGTATATCATCAGAAGCAAACATCTTTGCTCCAACCATCTTAATTTCGATGATATTTTTACCGTTCCATCCGTCCAACGAAGCCCTTAAGTATGGAAATTCAACCGATTGCATGCAAACCGAAGGCCAATTACCTTCTGATTCAAACTCGTATTTAGCTCGAATACGGGTTTCAAAATCATGGCCCTTATCCATGATGTATTTGTTTACTGGTTTATCTACATCCATTCCAACCTTGATTGCCCAAAGCTTTTGAGGCTTGGTATACGGGCTGACGCCCAGAACGGCGGGGGCGTCTGAGGCCCCTATGCCGTTCTTGCGCCAATCCAACCAAGCGGGTGTGTTTTGATCCACCTCGATTAGTTGGTACATACTCACCACCCTACATCTTGTTTTTTTTCTACATGTGGACGGTTAGCGCGTTGCTTAATCAATTCGGCGCGGATAGCATCAACGCTTACCTTCTTAGTTACCTCCTCATATCCTACTCGTCCAGGTCCACCACCTTGACCAGGAACGTTTACAAACCTGATTCTGCTGGTTGTAGTACCATCGTAGGTATTGTCTTCGACCCGTAAATCCATTGCAATGCCCAACGGCATCAAATTAGACTCAGGTCCAGCCGCAAGAAGCTCAGGAGACTCACCAGAGAATCCGCAATCAAGAATGGTCTTGATCGTGTATTCGATTGGAGCTTTCTTTCCGGATTCCTTAGCAACGGTATTCATTAACCCGTACCAAGTCATACTGTAATTGCCTTGATCTCCTGCGTTTACGTCGAATATCAGAAACACTTGAGGATCACCGGCCTTGGTTTCTGAGATTCCATAATCAGTCAACGTACCAGGGTATGTTCCGGGCTTGATTCTCATGCTTTTTCTCCTTCTCGTTTTCCTGTAAAAGCCGTGTTAAGTAGTTCGTAGTATTTATCGCAAACAAAAGACAATTCAGAGCATCTTGTTAGTGAAGTGTTCAACCTATCAATAACATCAGCCAATGCGCCTTCGCTGGTTAATTCAACACCAGAAATTGTAAAAGGCGAACTATTTTTAGCAGTTTTAATAGAATAAGGCCTTAACAGAACCTTAATCCTAGAAAGCTCTTCTTCTACATTACGAAGTTTGAACAATTGGCTATCTTTAACCAACAAAGCCATCTTCAAGTCTTTGATTTCCTTGTCTCTTTTATCTAACTTTTTCACTTTAACCCTCCCGTTAATGCAACCATCCGGTCGCGAATGGCCGTCAACTTAGTCAAATCCACACCGGCATCGGCAATTGACTTATCAACCTTAGACAAAAATTCAGGCTCCCCTGAAATTGTCTTTCGCAATTCGGCAACGGCTCGTTGCAACACTTCCAGACTGTTTGGTTCTGATTTTTCAATCGCTTCAACTAGAGTTTTCCATCCCTCCCCTTTGCGCATGGCAATTCGATAAGGCAACCCGTAACGGTTTTTAGCTTGGAATGAAGGACGTTCTTCGGTGTAAGCAATACGAAGCGCGTCTCCATAAGCCCGTCGTTCTCCCTCTTTTACAAACGTTTCGTAGTTCATAAAGATGAGGGCATCGACGTACTTGACCCATATTGCGGAAATGGCTTCGTTCAACGAAGGAACGTATTTATCGTATGGTTCAATCGAAGTGGGATCATTAAATGGCTTAACTTTTGAATGAGCAATAATCACAACGTTCATTTTTTTCTTATCTTTAAGATCATTCAAAAGCTTTGTGACGCTTTCCATCTTTGTATAAGCCGAAATGTAACCGGCACCGTGTGGCACCTTTGAAATGTCTTTGGCTGGTTTTGTTTGCTCAGAACATACTTCTTGGAACACTAAAGGCTCAAGCCAGCTAAGAGTGTCAATCACAAGAGTTTTGTAAATGTGTTCATTTTCAATCAACCATTTGATGTCTTCGACAAACTCCGCAAATGTTTTTTCTTCGTCAAAGCGGGAAACGTCCAAAAGCAAATTTCCGCGTTCTCCGATGAAAATTGGATTTTCGGATTCAGAAGCTAGTTGCGTTTTACCGATACCAGCAACGCCATACAACATAATAGTCAACGGCTCTTTTCTTTTTCCAGACGTGATTTTTGGGTTAGACTTGATTATCTCGCTCACGCTCGTTCTCCTTGATGAATTGACAACGTTTGAATATTGTATCCGATTGTATTAGACTTGTCAACCTTCGAATGATATAATATTTATCTGAAAGGAAATCAAAATGAACACATCAGAACGTATTATTGAAAAATCTGGCGGTTTGACTAAAGCCGCTCGCGCCGTTGGAGTGGAGCGGTCTGTTTTACATCATTGGAAAACCAGGGGAGTTATTCCTGCTCATAACTGGAAATCAGTATTATCCGCGTCAAACAAAATGAAGTGGGGAGTGACGATTGAGATGCTAATGGAAGACATCAAATAAATGCTCCGCCCATACCAAGAAAAAATGAGCAACGAGGCCAGGGCGCTCATGCGTTCTGGTGTTCGTTCCATGATACTCGAATCCCCTACGGGGTCAGGAAAAACGGTGTTGGCTTCATACATGGTTAAATCCAGCGTTGCGTTGGGAAATCGCGTGTGGTTTATAACGCATCGAAGGGAGCTTATACGCCAAGTCCTAAAGGCATTCTCTAACGTAGGAGTTCCATGCGGAGTCGTGTCTGCTGGATTTATGGAAGAACCGCATTTTCCGGTTCAAATATGCTCCATTCAAAGTCTTAAGAGACGTTATGAACATATGTCAAAACCTGGTCTTATTATATATGATGAATGTCACCATCTAGCCGCCAAGAATTGGGAGTTTATATTTAATCAAATTACAGAAGCGTTTCATATCGGACTCACGGCCACGCCTCAAAGACTGGATGGAAAGGGTTTAGGAAAATATTTTCAGGCAATGGTTAAAGGTCCAACCGTTTCTTGGTTGATTGAAGCCGGGTTTCTTTCGGATTACAAACTATATGCTCCTTCAACGGTTGACATGACCGGTATTCGCACAACGATGGGGGATTTTGATCGTAAGGCGACAAATGAACGAGTCGATAAGCCCACCATTACTGGTAGCGCCATAAATGAATACCTCAAGTTGTGCCGTGGTAAACGCGCGGTTGTTTTTGCATCGTCAATTGAACACTCGAAGCATATAGTAGAACAATTCCGCTCGGCTGGAGTAAAAGCGGAACACGTTGACGGAGAAACTCCAACCGAAATTCGTGATCGTGTGATGAACGATTTCAAGGATGGGAAAACATCGGTCGTTTCAAACGTTGAATTGTTTGGCGAAGGATACGATTGTCCCGCAATTGAAGCGGTAATAATGCTCAGGCCGACTCAGAGCCTAAGCATGTATCTGCAAATGCTTGGAAGGTGCCTTCGTCCAGCAGAAGGCAAAGACTACGCCATCATATTAGACCATGTTGGAAATTGTAGGCGTCACGGATTGCCTGACGAAGTTAGAGAATGGAGTTTAGAAGGAAACGTAGGCAAGAAAAAATCGAGTCAAGAAGTTCATGTAAAAATTTGTCCAAGATGTTTTGCGGCTCAAGTTCCGTCTGGAGTGTGCAAGTTCTGTGGTTTTAAGTTTGAAGCCGTTGTTGAAAAGTTGAGAGAAGTTGAAGGAGAATTAAAAGAAGTCGAGCGAGTTGTAAGAGTTCCGCAATTTACAGCGCAGACTTACGAAGACCTCGTTACCGTGGCACAGCAGAGGGGATATAACCATCCCAAGGCGTGGGCCAGACACGTTTGGAATGCTAGGCAAAGGAAGGCGGCTATATGAACGAGCCCGACCTAATGAGAACTATTCAACTAGAAGCCTCTAGACAAGGAGCGCGTTTATTTAGAAACAACGTCGCTCAAGCTTGGATAGGCGACTATAGGTTCATACACAAACAAGAAACCGTTCGATTGATTCCAGGTGACGTTTTAATCCACCATGCGCGAGTTTTACATTCCGGGTTATGCGTCGGATCGTCTGATTTAATTGGAATTAAAAACGGAAAATTCCTTGCTATCGAAGTCAAAGAAGGTAACGGAAAACCTACAGTTGAGCAGGCTTCATTCGTTCAGATGGTGAACGATAACGGCGGACGAGGCGGGATTGTTTGGAGCGTTGAAGATTCATTAAAACTAATGGAGGGATTATGATAGTCAAAACTAATCCTGATTTGTTCGAGAAGACAGAAACCAACATTGTGGAAACCGATCCCAACCGATTGATTACCCAAAGAGAGATGAAGGCGAGGTTCAAATATCAAGAATCGTCTTCCGACTATACATGTTTAAATTGCCAGTTTAACAAAGAACGTCGTCATAAATTCTTTTTTTGTTTCTTGTTTGGACACAGGAATCCAAAATACGCCATATGCGAAAAATTTAAACTCAAGCGGTAGTACATGCTTAAATCGAAAACACAATTCGATTGATCGGATAAACTTTGCCTAAAATAGACTTTCAATCCCTTGCATGGGAACTCGCGTCTAACTCAAGAAATTTACTGCCCGAATGGCTTCCTGGAGGAAAATTTCAGGGAAAAGAATACGTTTGCTCTGATTTAAAAGGTGGAAACGGTAAATCGCTATGTGTAAACATTGAAACTGGACAATGGATGGATCATGCGAATTCAGAGGTTCGCGGTGGAGATTTGATTTCGTTATACGCCGCAATACACAATATTAAACAGGGCGAAGCCGCAGAAAGGTTATCGCCTTCAAAACATCAAGAAATTCAAGAATTCAAACCCAAAGGATTGTTTTGGAAATATAACGATAAGAATGGAAACGCATTATTTTACGTGACTCGCCGGGAAACTGCTCAGGGAAAGCAATACACTCCATACCACTTGGTTGATGGAAAGTGGACAGCCAAAGCTTATCCAGAGCCACGACCGCTATACGGGTTAGACATCCTGTCCTTAAATCCAACTGCATCCGTGGTTGTGGTCGAAGGCGAAAAATCCGCAGACGCTTGCCGTAAAATAATGGGGTCAACGTGTCTCGTTACCACATGGAGTCATGGAGCAAACAGCGTTTATAAGAACGATTGGTCCGTTCTAAAAGGGCGAAAAATTCTGATTTGGCCCGACGCTGATGAACCGGGTAAAAAAGCCGCCCAAGACATTGCCGGTATTTTATCTAGAGATTGCGAAGACATTAAAATACTTAATCCCAAAGACAAACCATCAAAATGGGACGCCGCAGACGCTTTAAACGAAGGCATGACTTATGAAAATTTTGTTGAATGGGCAAGTCCATTAATTACAACTTATGTATCAGAACCGATTGACGAACTCAAGCCTACGGTTTCTTTAAACGTCATTTGGGATGAGCTAAGTATTTCCAGAAACGGTCACGGAGTGCCGTTTGCTAACCTGGACAACGGGCTTCGCGTATTGGACGGTGACAAGTCTTTTGAAGGGAAAATATGGTGGGATGAATTTCACAATAAGGTTTTCACGTCTTTGTACGGAGAACCCGAAGAATGGTCCGACCTTGACACATATAAAATAGTTTTGGAATTACAGCGACGCCTGGGGATAACAAAGTTTTCGACTGAGATGGCGTTTCAAGCGATTTATATTTATGCTCACAAAAACTCCAGAAATGAACCGAAAGACTGGATGGAATCACTTGTGTGGGATGGGAACGAACGCCTCGATGGTTTCTTTGCTGATTATTTTGGATGCAAACGCGGATATTATGCCCAAGCGATAAGCAAGAATTTCTGGATTTCAATGGTTGCTCGAATCTTTGACCCAGGATGTAAAGTTGATAACATGGTAATTCTTGAAGGAAAACAAGAAACATTTAAAACCATGTCGTTAAGAATCATTGGAGGAAAATGGTATGTATCTTTAACCGAATCAGTCATGTCTAATGATTTCTATGAAGTGTTTCAAGGAAAAATGATTGCCGAAATTGCAGAAATGGAATCATTTGGAAAGGCCGAAGCAACTAAAATTAAAGCCATGCTTACCACTCAATCGGATCGTTATAGGGAAAAATATGGAAGACACGCTTCCGAGCATCCACGCCAATGTATATTTGCGGGAACCACCAATGAAAAGCATTATTTTAAGGATACAACAGGCAATAGAAGGTTTTGGCCTATAAGGGTTTCAAGAATAAATGTTGAAGATTTGAAAAAAGATCGGGATCAATTGTTTGCGGAAGCGGTCAAAAGATACAAGTCTGGTGAAAAGTGGTTTAATGTTCCGTTGGAAGAAACTAAAGCAGAACAAGACTTAAGAACGATACATGACGAATGGGAAGAAGCCATTAGTAAAATGGTTAGCGAAAGATATAGAGATGAGTACGGATTGACCACTTCAGAGATAGCCGATGGCGCCTTAAATATTACCATAGACAAAATGAACGGAATTATTCAAAAGAGAATCGGCCAGATCATGCACAATATTGGATTCGATCAGCAGGTTAGGAGAGTGGAAGGATCGTCGCGCAGAAGGTGGTTTAAAGAATAAAAAAACGATACCCGTAAATAAACCGAGTATCGTTTGTATACGTCCATTCCCGCTGTGGCGGGGTTAAATTTTAGGAAGCCGTACATAATCTGGGCAAGTATCGTTCGGGAAAACTACAAAATCTTTTCCCGGTTTCCACTTAGCGCACGATATGTTAGGAAGTGTGGGTTCCGAGAATCTAGTGCAAAGAGGAAGGTTTAAACTGTTGGCGAAGAAAAAGCAATTCTCACAGCACTTTTGGGCGTTCGTGGTCATCCCCATCCTCCTTGCCCGTCTAGCGGGGTCAATCTTTCAGCAATTCGGCTATTGCGTCGTCCTTTTTTTCACCGAAACCCTGTTTGCTCTCTTGTGGATTTATGAAGTCATCAAAAACAGCGCACCACATATTGCCGTCCTTGAAAAGACGACCAAGTGGTTTTCTCATTCGTCGTCCTCCGGTCCGTCTTCTGTATCGTAGTCTTGGGTGCATTCGTCGCACAATGAATACTCACCCCGACGATTCAACGGCCCAACACTTTTACACATGTCGCATGGTCCGGTCATTTCAAAAGCTCCTTTGGTGGACATTCTGGACCCCCGTGGCCGGGACAAGCTAATGCCGGAACATACGTCTCGCGTTTGGTTCTATCATCAGCCTCTCCGTAGGCTGGACCTCCACAAAATGGACAAGGCAACGGTCCGTTGTTCTCATTCATTCACTAACCTCCTTGATGGCTTTCTGCAATGCGTCACTAACCGTTTTCCCGATCACGTGAAACTCTTTTTTTATGGTGCATTTACAGTTTTCGGGGGTCCAAACTCCATCACAAGAAATTTCTCCTCCGAACAAATCAATCGTAAGTTGGACCTGACAGTCAACTACGAGCGTCTGGATTAGTTCCTCGACTGTTGCCAAACGAGGCTTAAGGTGTCGGTTCATTTTTTCCCCCATGGGTTTTCAACGATCTCCCTAATTCGGTCGGCCTGCCATTTTATCTCCGCCCTCGCCGCCCAATACGCCGCACTCGCCGCCCAATACTCCGCACTCGACGCACTCGACGCACTCGCCGCACTCGACGCACTCGCCGCCGCCCTCGCCGCCCTCGCCGCCCAATACGCCGCCCTCTCCGCCGCCCTCGCCGCCCAATACGCCGCCCAATACGCCGCCCACTCCGCCGCACTCGCCGCACTCGCCGCCCAATACGCCGCACTCGCCGCACTCGGCACCCACGCCGCACTCGCCGCATTCGCCGCACTCTCCGCACTCGCCTTGGTTCGATCCGATCCGTCCAGCCACGCATCCGCCCATCGGTCCCAATCCGGATCGTGATACACATGTTTTGCGCACGTGATTGCGATCTCGGTTGCCTGAGTTTTCGTGAGTTTTTTGGAACGAATCAGGATCCAGATCATCCAATCTCCGCGCTCACAGTTTTCGTACACGTCGTGCAGTGAGTTCTGAGTTTTTCCCCACGCCAGCCCGTCAGCGCATGGGTTCAGCGATTCCAGTTTTTTCAGGTCTTTTGCGTTCATTTTTTCCCCCATGGGTTTTCAACGATCTCCCTAATTCGGTCGGCCTGCCATTTTATCTCCGCCCTCGCCGCCCAATACGCCCAATACGCCGCACTCGCCGCCCAATACTCCGCACTCGCCGCACTCGCCGCATTCGCCGCACTCGCCGCACTCGCCGCCGCCCTCGCCGCCCTCGCCGCACTCGACGCACTCGCCGCCCAATACGCCGCCCTCTCCGCCGCACTCGCCGCACTCGGCACCCACGCCGCACTCGCCGCATTCGCCGCACTCGCCGCACTCGCCTTGGTTCGATCCGATCCGTCCAGCCACGCATCCGCCCATCGGTTCCAATCCGGGTCGTGATACACATGTTTCGCGCACGTGATCGCGATTTCTATCACCTGAGTTTTCGTGATTTTTTTGGAATGACCCAGGAGCCAGATCATCCAATCTCCGCGCTCGCAATTTTCGTACACGTCGTGTAGTGACTCCTGGGTTTTTCCCCACGCCAACCCGTCCGCGCATGGGTTCATGTCCTCAAGGATTTTCAGATCAGTTGCGTTCATTTCGTCCCCCATGGATTTTTCACGATTTCTCGGATTCGGTCGGCCTGCCATTTTATCTCCGCACTCGACGCACTCGCCGCCCAATACGCCCAACACGCCGCCCAACACGCCCAACACGCCGCACTCGCCGCACTCGACGCACTCGCCGCCCAATACGCCGCCCTCTCCGCCGCACTCGCCGCACTCGGCACCCACGCCGCACTCGCCGCATTCGCCGCACTCGCCGCACTCGCCTTGGTTCGATCCGATCCGTCCAGCCACGCATCCGCCCATCGGTTCCAATCCGGATCGTGATACACATGTTTTGCGCACGTGATTGCGATCTCGGTTGCCTGAGTTTTCGTGAGTTTTTTGGAACGAATCAGGATCCAGATCATCCAATCTCCGCGCTCACAGTTTTCGTACACGTCGTGCAGTGAGTTCTGAGTTTTTCCCCACGCCAGCCCGTCAGCGCATGGGTTCATGTCCTCAAGGATTTTCAGATCAGTTGCGTTCATTTCGTCCCCCATGGATTTTTCACGATTTCTCGGATTCGGTCGGCCTGCCATTTTATCTCCGCACTCGACGCACTCGCCGCCCAATACGCCCAACACGCCGCCCAACACGCCCAACACGCCGCACTCGCCGCACTCGACGCACTCGCCGCCCAATACGCCGCCCTCTCCGCCGCACTCGCCGCACTCGGCACCCACGCCGCACTCGCCGCATTCGCCGCACTCGCCGCACTCGCCTTGGTTCGATCCGATCCGTCCAGCCACGCATCCGCCCATCGGTTCCAATCCGGGTCGTGATACACATGTTTCGCGCACGTGATCGCGATTTCTATCACCTGAGTTTTCGTGATTTTTTTGGAATGACCCAGGAGCCAGATCATCCAATCTCCGCGCTCACAGTTTTCGTACACGTCGTGCAGTGAGTTCTGAGTTTTTCCCCACGCCAGCCCGTCAGCGCATGGGTTCAGCGATTCCAGTTTTTTCAGGTCTTTTGCGTTCATTTCGTCCCCCAGGGGTTTTCAACAATTTCTCGGATTCGGTCAGCCTGCCATTTACGTTCCGCCGCCGCCCTCGCCGCCCTCGACGCCGCCATCTCCGCCCTCGACGCCGCCCTCGCCGCACTCTCCGCCGCCATCTCCGCCCACTCCAACGCCCTCGCCGCACTCGCCGCCCTCGCCGACCACGCCGCCCTCGCCGCCCAATACGCCGCCATCGCCGAACTCGCCGCCCAATACGCCGCACTCGCCGCACTCGACGCACTCGACGCACTCGCCTTGGTTCGATCCGATCCGTCCAGCCACGCATCCGCCCATCGGTTCCAATCCGGGTCGTGATACACATGTTTCGCGCACGTGATCGCGATTTCTATCACCTGAGTTTTCGTGATTTTTTTGGAATGACCCAGGAGCCAGATCATCCAATCTCCGCGCTCGCAATTTTCGTACACGTCGTGTAGTGACTCCTGGGTTTTTCCCCACGCCAACCCGTCCGCGCATGGGTTCAGCGATTCCAGTTTTTTCAGGTCTTTTGCGTTCATTTCGTCCCCCAGGGGTTTTCAACAATTTCTCGGATTCGGTCGGCCTGCCATTTTATCTCCGCACTCGCCTCCCACGACGCACTCGCCGCACTCTCCGCCCTCGCCGCCATCTCCGCACTCGCCTCCCACGACGCACTCGCCGCACTCGCCGCCCTCGCCGCCATCTCCGCACATGCCGTCCAATCCGCCGCACTCTCCGCCGCACTCTCCGCCCACGCCGCCGCCCACGCCGCCGCACTCGACGCCCAATACGCCGCCCAATCCGCCGCACTCGCCGCCCTCGCCGCCATCTCCGCACTCGCCTTGGCTCGATCCGATCCGTCCAGCCACGCATCCGCCCATCGGTTCCAATCCGGGTCGTGATACACATGTTTCGCGCACACTATCGCGATCTCGATTGCCTGAGTTTTCGTGATTTTTTTGGAATGACCCAGGAGCCAGATCATCCAATCTCCGCGCTCGCAATTTTCGTACACGTCGTGCAGTGAGTTCTGGGTTTTTCCCCACGCCGACCCGTCAGCGCATGGGCTCATGTCCTCAAGGATTTTCAGATCAGTTGGGTTCATTTCGTCCCCCAGGGGTTTTCAACAATTTCTCGGATTCGGTCGGCCTGCCATTTTATCGCCGCACTCGGCACCCACGCCGCCCTCGCCGCCCAATACGCCGCACTCGACGCACTCGCCGCACTCGCCGCACTCGCCGCCCTCGCCGCACTCGACGCACTCGCCACACTCGACGCACTCGCCACACTCGACGCCCTCGCCGCCCAATACGCCGCCCTCGCCGCCCTCGCCGCCATCTCCGCACTCGCCTTGGCTCGATCCGATCCGTCCAGCCACGCATCCGCCCATCGGTTCCAATCCGGGTCGTGATACACATGTTTCGCGCACGTGATCGCGATTTCTATCGCCTGAGTTTTCGTGAGTTTTTTGGAACGGCTCAGGAGCCAGATCATCCAATCTCCGCGCTCGCAGTTTTCATACACGTCGTACAGTGAGTTCTGAGTTTTTCCCCACGCCGACCCGTCAGCGCATGGGTTCAGCGATTCCAGTTTTTTCAGGTCTTTTGCGTTCATTTCGTCCCCCAGGGGTTTTCAACAATTTATCGGATTCGGTCGGCCTGCCATTTACGTTCCGCCGCCGCCCTCGCCGCCCTCGACGCCGCCATCTCCGCCCTCGACGCCGCCCTCGCCGCAACGGTCGGAGCGGTCAAACCTTTCACGACTTCCGGCGACATCTCCGGAAATACTGCAAGTCCCTGGTTCACTTCTTCGCCTCCATTTTTTTGAGCCTCACGAGTATTTTTTCAACCATCCGAATCGTGCCCAGCGCGTCGGTAACCGAGCCATATTCCAGCTCGTTCCCGGCGTGACGGAGTAGAGTCTTTGCGACATCAAGTCTCTCTGCGTATTCGTCGGTCATGTTCAATCCCCGTTCCTCTCATTTTCCATCCTGTCTAAACGATCATCCTTCGTCGCCTGTTTCCGGTCCTCGACCAACTGACGGTGTTCGTCATCCTCCGGGGAGAGTAGATCGTATGATTGTTGTGCGTCCACAATGCTCCTTTTTCTAGATCGTAATTATCTCACACTGTCACCATAATGTCAACGGTCTACTAGGTCAACGGAGTACCCTAATTTTTCAATGCGGTTAATCGCATGTTCAACGTTATCGGCATACTCGTTGGCTGTTTCCCCTGCAATGTCCAAAACGATTGTTAATGGGCAACTGCTCGGACCTTCCCAATGGGGTTGATGGTCGTGGATAACAAATACAACCAACCCCAGCCCAACAACCAAGGTCAAAATATATTTCATTTTGCTGACTCGGTTCTGCGTTTCCCATTCCATTGATAGGAAACGCTTTTCAATCCCTTGTGTATGTAATTCATGTTATTCCGCCTCGCTGGTTTTGTAGCGGTATTCAGCGGGGTAGTAAACCCCACAATCCAAACAATGGTATTTCCAGAATTGAATATATTTCACATTTTCGCTATCGCATTTCGGGCACGGATGCTCTTTGGCTTGATCAGGTGTAATCATCAAATCACCTCCAAAACGGTATAACCGTTTTTCTCTAGGAACGATTCCCAGCCGCTGGAAGGCAGTTTCAACCCACCAAACCCTAATTCCTCCATGCAAGCGTCAACCTTGCAATATCCGCAACCCCCGGCATAGGTCACGTTTTTGCCGGGTAATTCGTTTGGTCTTGTCCAGCAGAAAACCTGGACATATGTCCGCCGTTCGCCGTGACCCTTTGACGGATAAGCGGCAATGATTTTTCCGACATGTTTTGCACCCTTCAAAATGACCCAAACTCCTGTACGTTTCGGACCTTCCATATCCATTACATTTTTCATGGGTAACATTCCCTTAGTTTAGTATCCTCTGCGTTAGGGGCTTGGAACCCTTCCCCACTGCGGGGAGCCGCATTACACCCCGGGGGGTGATTATTTTGGCCGTGGCGCCTCGATCATCCTATATCCCTGCTCCTCCAATTCCTCACTCATCATCATCCATTGGGTGAGGGATACAATTTTACGGCTAAACTCACGCCCCGCTCGTTTCAGCGCAACCCTAACCCCGTATGGGGTAAAACTGTAAAAACATATCATTTCATCACCTCCTTGATTAAATCCTCAATGATCCTATCAATTTCATTCATACTAGTCCTCGCTCTCGGTTTGATCGCTTCCCCATCCCCCCAGTGGAGGAATAGGGGAGAGGGTTTAATCCGCAATCACAACGCACTCGCCCGATTCCCTGCTAGGCGGGTAGCTTTGACGGGCCGAAAATATGCTTATCCCGTTTTCCGCGCATAGCTTGATCTTTTCCCGTAGGTCGTAGTAACTATTCCACGTTTCGGCCTGTATTTCGGTTTCCAGCTCTGAAAAATCGGCTTCATCTACCGCGGGGTAGCCTTCCAGGTCCGACATAATTTTGTCGGCAATCTGAAGCCGTTTGACGGCGGTTTTCGCGACATAGATGGTTTCTACCCAACCACTAGCCCAGTGAGTATCACGGATAACCTGTACCCCCCGGCCCTCACCCCCCAAGGCTTTCAACGTGCTACGGAAATTTGAGCGCTCAAGGCACCCACTATCCCGGTTTTGACTCAATACGGGGTAATAACCGTAGTGGGTTGGACCCGCATAACTATCAGGCCGCTTGTAGATTTCAAGGTATTTTGGAACATACTTTCCTTTTGCGCGTTTCATGGTACT